CATTTTGCTTCTCAGTATTCGGGATGTTGTACGCACTCATCTTTGTGACTCAGCCGCTCGGAGATCAAGCTCCGAACGACCGAGCATTCATCGAGCTTCTCTCGACTCTGACAATCTTTCTCACTGGAGCACTTGGATCCGTGCTGGCATCAAATGGCTTAAAGGATAAAGTCATTTCTTCAGAAAAGCCGAAAGAGCCGTCATCTGATCCGCTCCCCTAGCTTCGCTTTTACTTCTGATATCTACCGGCGGACTATTGGCTAAACGTGAACTAGAGGCTGAGAGCCAGTGTTCGTTATCTTTCCAAAGAATCAAAGCATCTCCGGCAGCTTGTACGAAAAAAGCCATGTCACGTCCACGAATTCGAAGCGTGAACTCAATCTCTTGGATCTTGGCATTCTCTCGGATGTAATTAGTTGTCACGATCATCAAATCACCCGGATTGGGAATGTCTGGTCTTTGCCCGTATCCGAAACATTCCAGCTTTCCGTCCATCATCGCATGGCTGGTCACGCTGACCATTCCAGACGGTTGCATTCTCGGTGCGCTCATCTTTGTCTCCCATCAAAGAGTCCGCGTGTCGCTTGCAAAGTGTCAGTGCTGGCACTCATACTTTGCGAGTGAGTGGTAGCACTCATTCAACCCGTCAGACTGGGGAGCGGTCAAGGGGTGACAGTTTGTAACTTATCGGCGAAAAGTGATAATTTTTCGTTACCGATTTGTTACATTATGTTAAGTGAATTTGAGCCTTAAACGCAATACTTAACTTGTCATAACTCTTTAATCTCCCGTAGTCCGACCATAACAGGATCGGGAGCAAAGCAAGATGAATGTTGTAGAGATAGCACTCATTTCAAGTGCAGTGAGTTTCATTGTTGGAACTCTGATTGGTGCACGTCAGGGATACATCAAAGGCGAACTCAACGGATCGCGTCGCGGTTTCAAACGTGGCATCGATGTAACTCGAAAGAATCGCGCAAATGCCTAACGCGCTAGAGGGGTATGAAAGTGTCGCCGAAAGACTTGAAAAATTCTGGACTTTGTATCCGGCTGGAAGAGTCAGAGTTGAGATCGTGTATCAAGACGGACAGAGATACATCGTCAAATCCGATTTATACAGAGACATCAATGATCTCATCCCATTTGCAACAGATTACGCCGAGGAAGTACGTACTTCGGCAAATCGCTTTCCGCTTGAAAACGCTTCGACGTCCGCAATTGGAAGATCGATGCACTCAGGCGGATTGTCCAAATTTTCTGAAGGCATAGCACGTCCCAGCTTTGAAGAAATGCGTCGCGTCAATCTCAGCGTCGTACCCACTGCCGAAGTCGGTGTCACGGTTACGGAAACACGTGATCCGTGGTCATTCGGATCAGCTGTTGATTCAACGGTCAATCAAATCGTCTCCGGATCAATTCCAGATGAAGCTCCGATGTGCAATCACGGACATCGCATTTGGAAAGAAGGCGAATCTGCACGCGGCAAGTACGCCGGATGGGTCTGCTCAGAGAAAAACAAAGCCACGCAATGCAAAGCGCAATGGCTCACTCTCTCAGCTGATGGACGGTGGGTCTGATGGGTTACGTGGAAGCGTTCCCAATTGGGACATGGGATTACTGCGACAACTGCGGCAAAGGACATCCTAAGAGCGCGCTACTCAAAGAGAACGTCGATGGACAGACTCTCAGATGGCTTTGCTCCGGATGTTACAAATGATCACACGCATCTCACGTGAGCAAGAATGGCATTGCATTGATGCAGCTACTCAACGGATCAGAGAATGGGGATTTGAGCCGAATCACAAATCTCGCGTTGAACGTGACATGACATTCATGGATTATGTGGCACAGACGGCAGAAGCTTTCGCAGCTGAATGCGCCGTTGCGAACTTTTACTCACTCCCCTATCAAGCTGGACAATCAAAGACAAAAGAGCGCGCCGATGTCGGTGAGAATCTTGAAGTCAAATGGTCTAGGCATCCCGAAGGCAATCTCTGGATCAGTGATGCCGATAGGAATGAAGACGTTGCAATTCTTGTCGCTGGACGCACTCCACTCTTCACGATTGTGGGATGGATACCGGTAAGCATTGCTAAGCGCGACAAATACAGACACTCCACGCAAGACAAATGGATTGTCAGTCAAATCAATCTCCAGCCCATTGAAACTCTGGAAAGGAGCAGCTTTGCGCCAGCCATCCGTTCAATGTCGAATGTGTAAAAAGATCACGGTTCATCACGAACGCATAGTGACTAATAATCTGCCGCCGAATGTGGCAGTGCTCGAATGTACGATCTGCTCAGTCTTAGGCGTTGTCATGCTCGAATCAGCTGACGTGCCTAAAGCATGGCTAGAGCTGCATACGGACGCAGCTAGTGGCTAGATACGAATTCCAGTGTGAAGCGTGCATGGAGCACATTGAGATCACGCGATCCATTGAAGATTCATTGAGCCGTGTTCCATATTGCGAGAGCTGCATGATTCCCATGAAGCGCGTTTACACGTCTCCAGCTGTGCAATTCAAAGGTGATGGATGGGGTGGCTCGAAATGACACGCCGATTCACGTCTGTGTTATCCACATGCTTGACGTATTTGACACGTTCGGTACGATCTCCACTCTCGACGAGAGCCGGTGCACCGGATGGCTCGCGGCGCAGACATCTAACGGGCGTTCTATGTGTAGCTCTGCTACTCCCGTATCCAGCACAGGCAGTTGAGTCAAAAGATAGTAATTACTTCAAACTCTATGCACATTCATTGATCATTGATTCAAAAGAGTATCGATGTCTTGATTTACTCTGGACACGTGAGAGCAATTGGAATCCACGTGCACATAACAAAAGCGGTGGAGCTTATGGCATTCCACAATTGAAGAACAAAATGATTGAGCATCTTGATGGATTCACACAGGTGAGATACGGGTGGAAATATATTCAGCATCGTCATGGGACTGCATGTGCAGCATGGACGTACTGGCAGAAGAACAGGAATTATTGATGAGCAGAGCTTGGAAGAATGGATCGACGAAAGGATGGAGACGCATCCGTGAACGCATCATTGCGAGAGATCAATGCTGTCAGAAGTGTGGACAGACTGATGGACGAATGCATGTCGATCATATAATTCCAAAGAGACTAAATGGATCAGACGATGAATGGAATCTTCGTCTTCTCTGCGAATTCTGCAATTTGAGCAAAGGTGGCACTTTTTTTGAGCACCCCTTAACACCCCCGACTCTCCATGAACGTTTTATACCCAAAAACGGCAGCGTAAGTCATGACTAAGCTAGTTCAAGTCAAAGATGGTGGCGACGTGGTTGAAATCGGCTCTAATCGGCTGCAATCGGAAATTCTTGCCAGATCAGTTCCACGTATTCACTCTCCACTCAATGATTTACCATCCAAAGGACAGGAATTGATTGACTTTGCTGATCGATTCATCGACGGCGGATTCATGGAATGGCAGAAATGGCTGGCGATTCACAGCTTGAAAGTCAAGCCGGATGGCAGATGGCAGCACCCGATTTCGGTTGCCATGCTTCCACGTCAGCAAGGAAAATCGACGTACATGCTGGCTCTGATAGCTATGGGCTTATTCGAATGGAATGAAAAGCTGCAAATTTCGTCAGCTCACCGTCTTGTCACGTCTCTGGAACAGTTCCGCCAGCTTGTCGGAATGATTGAGACGCATGATGATCTTGCAAAACAAATCAAACGCATCCGATGGCAACACGGAGCAGAAGAAATCGAGACTCTTCATGGAACGCGCTTCTTAATCAAAGCCGGTGGCTCTGCTGCACGTGGAGCTTCTCCGACTAAGGTGCTACTCGATGAGCTTCGTGAAATGCACGATCTCGAATCGTTCGCATCTCTTCGTTTTGCTCTCATGGCTGCAAAAAATCCGTCGGTCAATGCTTTCACCAATGCCGGAGACTCTCACTCAGTTGTTTTGCACATGCTTCGCGATCGTGGACTTGCTGCATCCGCAGGAGCAGATGACGACATCGGCTACTTCGAATGGTCAGCTCCCACCGATGAGATCACCTATGAGAATGCTGCGTCATGCACGCCGGCACTGGGAATCACAATCCATCCGGACAATTTGAAAGCGATTCTCAATGATCCGCCAGAAGTTGTCATGACTGAAGTGCTGTGCAGATTTGTTCAAACAATCTCCAGCGTTGTCGGTGCTACGGAATGGAACAATTGTCTTGACTCGACCGTCGATCTTGATGAAGAACGATTGACGTGGCTTGCCATCGACTGCTCGCCGGATCGTAAATCAGCTGCACTTGTCGGAGCTCAGAAACTGGGAGAAGAAAAATTTGTCGTGAAGCTCTTGCATACGTGGGAGAATTCCGTCCAGCTTGATGATCGAGAAATTGCCAATGAAGCTGCTAAGTATTGCCGTAAGTATCCGATTGAGCATTTGCTTTACTCTCGACGAACATCCGGTGCGGTAGCTGCTCGGCTTCAGCCGGCTGGAATTCCAACGTTAGACATGGACGCAAACTATCCGCAGAGCTGTGATGAGCTTCTCGGAGCAATCAACTCTGGACGTCTACGTCATCGCGGTCAAAGTGAGCTAACAATGCAAATGCTTTCAGCTGTGCAGTTACGTCGTGGCGATGGTGGCTGGGTTATTGGACGACGTGCCAGTGGCGTTGTCTGTTCAGCAGTGGCAACAGCTCTCGTCACACATTTTGCGACACGCCCAGAGACGGAGATTGACATTCTCGTCGGTTAATGCAAGGCGTCTGAAAAAATTCGGACATGGGAATACTTGACATCTTTGCAACACGTAAAGTCGAGACGTCCACTCCGAAAGCTGGAGCAGATGTATCAGCTTCTCTTGCACCGGTGACATCACTCGATTCACTCACACCATTCTTCGGCGGATTACAAACTGCAACACGTGAGCAAGCGATGAGCGTTCCAAGTTGCGCGCGCGCTAGAAACATAATTTGCAGCAGCATCGCCAGTATCGGTCTCGAAGTAATTGATCGAACAACTGGAATGGAAATTGAAGACGGCACACCGCGCGTCATTCGCACTCCCGATCCACGAATTCCCGGATCAGCGACATACGTGTGGACTTGTGAAGATTTGCTCTTCTACGGATACGCATACTGGCAAATAACAGAATTATTTGCTGATACGTATCGCGTTCGCAGTGTGCAACGTGTTTCACCGACTCGCGTGACCATTCAAACAAATTCTCTTGCAACTGAGATTGAGTATTACATGGTAGATGGCTCACCAGTTCCGAATTCTGGAATTGGAAGTCTTGTCGTATTCAACGGAAATGATGAAGGCTTACTCAATCGCGCAGGATTTACTTTGCGCACCGGCGCGGAATTGGAACGTGCTGCGGCAATGTACGCACGTGAGCCAATTCCGTCAATGGTATTGAAATCCAATGGCACAGCATTGCCAGCTGATCGAATCACAAAACTTCTCGACTCCTGGTCATCTGCTCGTCGCAATCGCAGCACTGCATTCTTAAACGCTGACGTAACAATGGAAGCCGTTGGTTTTGACCCCGAAAAATTACAGCTATCAGCTGCGAGATCCTACATAGCGACTGAAGTGGCGCGCGCAGCAGGAATTCCGGCGTACTACATCGATGCCGAAACTGGTTCGAGCATGACTTACTCCAACGCTGTAAATCAAAGGCAGACGCTTCTGGACTTCTCTTTGATTCCGCTAATGACTTCAATTTCCGAAAGATTATCAATGCCGGATTTCATTCCGTCATCACAATTGGTCAAATACGATCTCTCAGATTATTTGCGCGGCTCTGATCTTGAACGTGCAAACATTTACAAGACACTCAATTCAATCGTCGATGCTAACGGCAATCCAGCAATCACAGTCGATGAAATACGACAGGCAGAGGAAATGATCAAATGAAAGTTACAACACCATTCACGATCACAGCTGCGGACTCTGAGTCACGCACAATCACCGGACAAATCGTGGCATTCGATACAGCTGCCAACGCTTCAACCGGTAAAGTCATGTTCAAGCAAGGATCATTGAATCCGACGAATGTGAAGCTCAATTTGGAACACGATTCAGCGCGTCCAATTGGAAAAACTCTCTCAATGGAATTCGCTCCCGACGGTAAGTCTATCAATGCGACTTTCAAAATTTCGAAGACAACCGCCGGCAGCGATGCAATTCAAGAAGCAATTGATGGACTTCGCGATGGTTTCAGTGTTGAAGCAATGGCGAAAGAATTTGCTTACAACGAAGACGGAACGATGGTCGTCAGCTCAGCTGATCTTGTCGGCGTCGCACTCACACACAATCCAGCATTCGGCGATTTGACTCGCGTTTCGAATGTTGCAGCTACAACAGCACCAGAAGAAGATTCTGCACCGTCATCCGATGATGCAGACGCAACACACACATCAACAGAAGGAGACGAAGTGGAAAACACCGTCACAGAGCAAGCTGCCGCCGAGACGGTAGAAGCTTCAGCACCAATTCAGGCTGCGTCAATTGCAAAGCCTGTCAATTTCATTGCAGCACGTAACCCAATTACAGATCCAGCTACATTTTTAATGCACAAAGTTGCAGCAGCTCGCGGCAGCGAAGAATCACGTGCATTCGTAGCAGCGGCAACATCTACATCTGACAATCCTGGTCTCATTCCAACTCGTCAGCTTCGTGAAGTTGTGAACGGATTATCTGACAGCGTAAGAGCTTCAATTGATTCGATCAGCACTGGAACGCTTCCAGATGCCGGACTTGTTTTTCAGATTCCGCGCGTTACTCAGCTTCCAGATGTAAGTCAGATTAATGAACTTGGAGCAATCACACCAGTTGAGCTTCACACAGATTTCATCGACGTGGACGTCAAGTCATTCAAAGGCAGCCAAGTCATGAGCGTTGAGCTCGCTGATAGATCAGATCCTTTGTTCTTCTCAGAGTTAATTTCAACTCTCAGCGCGCAATACGCACGTGCTACAAACGCATACAACTCAGCACAGATTATTTCTGGAGCTACAAAGACAGCAACCGGATACGGAACAGACATCACAGCAGCAGAATTGCTCGCATGGGTTTCAGCTGGTGCAGTTTCAGTTTATTCAAACACATTCAAATTCGCAGATGCAATCGTTGTGTCTCCACAAATGTGGGGTCGCATCATGAGCTTCAACGTTGATGGACGTCCAATCTACAACGCGCTTCAGCCACAAAACGCAGCCGGTAACGCACAGCCACGCAGCTTGCGCGGATCAGTGAACGGAATTGATCTTTGGGTTGATACAGCTCTCTCAGGCACAGGCGATGACTCAATGTACGTCATCAATCGCGATGCTTACACATGGTACGAATCTCCACGCTTGGAACTTCGCACGAACGTCATCTCAGATGGCTCAATCGGAATCCTTATGTACGGATACGGCGCAACAGCGACAAAGATCGCAGCTGGCGCATACGCATTCAATAAGGACTAACAACACACCAATCATCGGTGACGGTCGCTCCCGAACGTCATCGAGCAGGAGAAAGGATCAGAGATGCCGAACATCATCACAGTTGAAGAGCTGCGTCAGGTGCTTGGC